CGACGGCGTCCTGATATTCGTGTTCGTAGACGGCGAGGCCAGCGTCTACAACTCCGGCGTCAAGCAAAAGATCGTCGACCAGCTGGCCGATATCCTGGCCGTGCATCACTGAGGAATAAAAATGAAAGCAATTATCTACGACTGGAAAGAAGAGAAGACCGAACTGATCCAGGAAAAGAAGACCATCTTAATGAACAAATTCAATGCGGTGTACAACAAATTGATGCAGCGGCAAAGGGACGCCGACGAGCAGGCCAGGATTACACCGGAGCTACCAGGCAAAGAGCAGCTTGCAGCTGTACGGCAATTCAACAACGCCGGCTATCCGGCGACAGCCAAACTGATCGGGTCACTGCCGACACAGCCAGGCCGTGATTTCATGGAGCGATTAAATGCTTGAGCTACTGAACAGACGCATCTCATCCGGCGACGAGTCGACGCTCGGCACGCTGTTCGATGTGACCGGCGAGCCTGAGTTCCTTTGCTACGTGCTCGAGGACCAGTTCAATGAGCCGAAGATCCCGGGCGAAACCCGGATTCCAGCGGGCAAGTACCAGATTCTGCTGCGTGATGAAGGCGGAATGGTCAAGCGTTACAAGAAGCGCTTTCCCTGGCACCGCGGGATGCTATGGCTGCAGATGGTGCCGGGCTTCACGTACATTTACATGCACGTCGGCAACAAGGATGACGACACCGATGGCTGTCTCCTGGTCGGCGATGGCCAGGTGTCGAACGTAACTGAGCAGGGCATGGTGACGACGTCGGTCGCTGCCTACCGTCGGCTGTACGAGAAGATCGTCGATGTGATTGATGCCGGCGAAGAGGTCTGGATTACCGTGGAGGATTACGCATGAGCGGAACTTATCGAGGGAAAAGATTTTTAAGCTTTCTGGTCGCTACCGCAGCGCTGATGGTCGGGTTCTTCGCTGGAAATCCAGAGAGTTTCGGTGCATATTCGACCGCGGTCGCGGGACTATACGGTGCCTATCTGACCGGGCAGTCGGCGACTGACTGGCAGAAGGCGAAGAACGGGGGGTAGTTATGGCTATCAACTTATCAAAACTCGGTGAGACCAAGGTCACTGTGCCGTTGATACTGATACTTGCGGTGGCGGTCGGCGCTTACAAAGCGCAGAGCTTTACGGTTAATGTCTTGGATGAATTCTTCTTCACTGATGCGGCAGCTGCGGAGCTTGCCGATGCAGTGCAGGCGAACACCGAGGTCCTATATTCGTACATCCAGAAGCAGGAGATCCGCGACGTCAACGAGCAGATCGTGCTGGTTGCCAACCAGATCCAGGAGACGCAATTGTGGATTGCAGCGAACGGGCAGAACCCGATTGCTACTGCCAGACTGCAGGACCTGGTCGCCCGGCAACGGCTGCTCGACGACAAAAAGGATTGTCTGCTGAACGAGAACATCTCAGACAAAGACGTGTGCGAAGATGCTTAGCCAAGGCCTGGGGATCGGCCTCGGGATCTCCATCCTCATCACCGTGTTTCTATTCAACCAGAACGGAAACCTGAAGGAAGACCTGGGTGCCAACAAGACGGCGCTCGATCAGGCGGTGCTGACCAACGCGACCAACGTCAAGAATTTTGATGATGTCAACGATCGCCTGATGGCATGCGTTGACCAGTCAGCCGTCGACGAGGCGGCAAACGAAGTGACCATAGCCAACCTGGAGGCTCGCTATGCACGACTTGAGATTCGCAAGAACCGGGTGGAGATCAGGCGCGAGGAGATCTTTCGGGATCCGAAGTGCGCCGAGCTTCGTGACCTGGACATGGCTGCTATTTGTCCTGACTGGGCTGCAGAGTTGCGCATCCGCGCCGCCACCATTGGTGGAGACGGAGATACGTGACGTTGCGGTTACGGTGCGGGCGAAGATGCCCGACAAGTGCTTCAAGGATCACCAGCCCCCACAGCCTTTCTCGTCAGAGGGCAGGTTACCCGTGGGGCAACTTGACGATTGGGCCGAAGGGCTGGCGATCACACTGGAGAAAGAGTGGGCTACAAATGCCGAGTGTGGTCTGTTGAACGACCAACGGGGACAGCCTGCAGCGCCTCTCGCAGATTCGACATAGCCTTCTTGATTGCCGACTGACGCTCTGTCCCGATCACCTGGTTGCGCTTAAATGGCGCTTCGTAGTCACTCTCCTGTAAACCATCGAGGTAGGCCCGAAGGTCCTGGGCCTCCTCCTCGTCGAACGTGACGAGATACTGCCGGCGAATTACCTGCTTAATCTCCATCTACGTCGACATTGAGTTCTGTAACATTACTCTTGCCGGATCCCTCGAACAGATCCCTGCTTTCTGATTGAATCTCGATCTCGGCGGTCTCCCACATCAGCCGGCGCAGCCGATTCATGGTGTCATCAGACGGCTCGGTGATCTGAATTTTAGCGCTCATCGTTACCTGATTCGGCGTACCCAATTCGATCTCAGGTGGGGTCAGCCGGCAGTCCTTCAATTCGAGTGGATTTTTCGGATCGTCATAGATCCGCACTGTCAGGCCTTCTGGCTTTCTAGTAGAAACCAGCTTCAATGTGGGAATGGTGATGTGTCCCTGGTCGCTGAATAGCGTCTTCGCCAAGGCGCCATCGTCAACCTCGTGTGGAAACAGCATGTCCAGGATCTCTGGGCCGCCGATGATTGTGAATGGGATGTCTTCGGCTTCGACTTTTTCGTTTTTGCCGTGTCGCTCTGGACGGGTGTTAATGGTTTCGAATTCGGCGCTCGTACGTGATAGATCAAATTGCATATCGCTCTCCGTTGTTGTTACTTATCAATAGATTCTGCTTACTTCTTCGACGGTCCACATGCCGCGGTTGCGATCTGGGAATGTGTCTCTTTTCAGTTTCGCAAAAGCCGCCTCGACGGCGGCGTCATCATTCTCGGCCATCACTTCCACGTCGCCGGAATACTGCTCATACATTCCCGGCTTGCTTCGCATCGAAACTTTGTACTTGTTCATTCCACTCGCCAAACGCGGATGCGCTCGCGGCTTCGCTCTTTAACCTTGGCGTACCGGAAGCGCCACTGCTTGTCGCGATTGAGATTGCCGATCGTGTTTCGGATCTGCTGGTACTCGTCAATAGGAAAGGCCTCGGTGTCGCCAACGTCCCAGTTTCTAAACGGGTACGGCGAGTAATTGCCACGTGTCTCCGGCGGTGGCGGTGCGCCCTTCCAATCGATTTCTTTCTCGCTCATGTTATTCCTCGCGGATGTAGGTGACCTCGTGCATGCTCTGATCCAGGTCCAGCATGTGCGTGATCGCACTGTCCGGTGCATCGATGGTGGCGAGGACGATACCGTCTTCCTTGATTTCGATGTTTGATGTGACCTGGTAGACCTGGTTGAGATGGTTGCTGACTTTGGCAAAGTCTCTCTCGGTGGCTGACTTCAGAATGAAGGATCCGCCGACTAGCAGATTGCCGGTGAAGATGTAGCCAAGCTCGCAGTCGATCCCCACAAATGTGGTGCTGTACCAGAGCGACGAGTCGGTGCGGTCGATGAGCGTGTAGCCCTCGGACTTCATGTCGTTGGCTATGCCAGTGATGCCGGATCCGTATTCGTAGCCGGCGAAGCCCAGGACCGGCCCGACTGGCGGGCGGCCCTGGTCAGCTGCTACTGCGGCATAGCCGAGTACCAGCGCGATGAAAAGCGTCGTTAGTCTGCGTGTCATTTTGTTACCCTCAAAAATCTCACGTTGGTTTAGGCGGCGTGGTCATGCCGCCAGTGTGGCCCAAGGTGTTGCGAACGAATGGGCTGTTGTAGAACCGAGCTTGATCAGCGAAGGATGCGCGACCGCTGCGACCAGGAGGCCCATCAGTCCACCATGCCGGCAAGCTCCAGCTGCCAGGGGTGTACCAGGAAGTGCTCCAGTCTTGGCTCATCGGTTACCCTCAAATCAATGATTTACAGCCCCTTTTTACCACATCAACACTACAGCTACAAGGGTATACTTAACTTAATTTTCATCCCAGTTCTCGGATCCTTGATATAGCCCTCGCGGACGATCAGATCGATGCACTTCTTGGTCAGCCAGGTGTCGGTCAGGGCGTAGTCAATGACCTGGCCCATCTTACCCTGCTGCCACAAAATCGGGGCGAAGGCGCCGCTCTGCTTCTTGGTGATCTTGAAATTGACCCTCGCGAAGTCATCGAGCTTGTAGCCTTTGGCGTACTTGTCGGCGCCGGATGCCTCCTTCGCCTCGACGTACAGGTCCCAGTTCTTCCGGGGATCGAACTCGATGCCATGGGCTGCGATCAGTTTGTTGTCGAAGTGGATCTGATTAAAGCCGATGACGTGATCCGAGTCGTCGACCAATGCGGCGAAGTCGGACAGGTTGTCGTCGCAGAATATCCGGTACTGTTTGGCGTGATAATCGTAGACGCTGATGACCGAGATCCCCATACCGAGGAAGTCGGTCCAGCCTTTGCAGTAATTGATGTTCGGCCGGAGCGGTTCGTTCTTGTCCGGGATAGCGTTCTTGATTTCGCAGTCGTAGATAATTGCTTTCATTTTTATTCCTCAGTGATGCACGGCCAGGATATCGGCCAGCTGGTCGACGATCTTTTGCTTGACGCCGGAGTTGTAGACGCTGGCCTCGCCGTCTACGAACACGAATATCAGGACGCCGTCG